GCTTCACCATCTGATAAAGATATTATAGAGTATTACATAACAGAGAAAATGAAGCATTATAAAAATATCAATTTTAAAACAAAAATTGATGATGATCACTACGTATTTGTAATCCCACCTATTAAATACACTCCTAGGTGGAAGCAAAGAGTTTACGCTCTTCTTCATCCATCAACATGGTGTAGGATCTTAAAATATGATTTCAGTCATGATATTGAAATTCAAAAATTACTACAAACCGAACACATTGAAATAGTTGATGAATACCTTGCTCGGTTCTCTGTTAGTAAAAGAGAAATATGGACAAGAAATTATTCATTTGGTTTCTGGTGGGATCAAAGCGTTGAAGATAGATTAGCACCCTCAAGACACACTTGCTATTTGTTAAAGAAAGAGATTTACAAAACACTTAAAAAGATGTAAAATTTTTAGGAATTGCATCATGATAGATGAAATTAAACCAAACGATATAGTAATAGTTGTAAGACCTTCGAGCTGTTGTAATACAGATGCATCTATTGGTAAAGTNGNTAAAGTTATTAAAATATTNCATGCTACTACATACTGCATGAAATGTGGTAGTGTCGCTATTTTCAATTCAGCACTACTCAATAATGGAAGTATCTTCCCACTGCGTGAATTGAAGAGGATTCCACCACTAGATTATGANGGCGAATTTGAGTTATACTAACATTACTTAAATAAGAGATTACATGAATATTTCACATCAACTTACAGACGAACAGAGAGAAATGATCAAAGATCATGAACAAGAGTTCATCGAAATTCTTTTTAGTAATATTAAAGAAAATCTTGATAAAAATGCGCTATCTAGTTTAGATGAAGAGCTTTTATTCGGGGTACCAGCATTACAAAATAAAGTGTAGTAAATTTTTAATATATATGATATAATGTTTTATACGAGATTCGTCTAATGGATAAGACTTCGGATTTCTACTCCGACAATATGGGTTCNATTCCTGTATCTCGTACCATATTTATATTAGGTGCTTTGATTCTACGAAAGTATACGCATCAAGATTGNGGGCTGTCCGTTATTGGAAAATGGCGGTAAACAGACTGGTCCAGTACAGCCTTCAATCTTGATGGTGGATATACATAAGGTGTATGCGGCTTAGACCAGCTCTGACGAGAGACCCATCTGACACCTTGGTGAAATCCCGAGGATCAACATAATTAAGGAGAATTTATGCAACCGCACCAGCAACGTGTAGTGGATGAAAAACGGGAACTCGATGAAAAGCGCGAGAAACTTGGGCGTTTCAAAAATTCAGATGTATTTGCGGAGTTAATGTGGCAAGAACAAGAGCGGCTGAACACGCAGGCTCACATCATGACGATGTACAGCGCGATTCTCGGGGAGCGCATAGCCAACTTTAGTTAACCTAACCTGCACCGGGTAAGCGCGCAGGATCATCAAGAAAGTCGGCATCCCAAGCAAAAAGCGTAACCGTGAGTCTAAGTAATGTGAATGGATGGACACAGGATTCAGAGCGGTGCGGTCCCGACTTTCTTGATGGTGGAACGATAAAGCTCAGCACCGTTCGCAACGGATTAAAGCACGGGGTAGCTTTCCCACGGCGGCTGTCTAATCGGAAACCATCAAATAGCGCGTAACTTCGGGATAAGCGCGGCCTCGGTGAAAGCCCGAGGATCATCATCAAGGCGGCGGCGTTGAGGGAAACGCACCGACACAGCGCAAAAGTTAACTTCCGGCACGCGGTTAATAGCAATGCGCTTGAGGTAATTACTGGCGACGAATGCCTAAGCCAGAGCCGGTATCAAGCCCGGCCCGCCTTGATGATGGTGTAGCTCAGTTGATAAGATAGTTTGACATAATAATGAATTTCAATTAATTGTATGGGTTGGTTACACAATATATTGATTTGCTTGATTTATTTAATTCTGTAGTCACTTTGCGTATTTAAATTCTTTAGACATATATCATACGAATGAGTTTTGATGTGTTCAGAGTTCATTCACATGGTATGGCAATTACGCCACCATGTTTATATCATGAGGACAAAAATCATGTCAGACTTTAAACACTTCTCAAAAATTGTGAATGATGTATTCACGTCAATGCAAACAAACAATAATTATCTGTATATTGTAGACATTTCAGGAGACGAGCTATATCAAGCGTATCTTGATGCATTTCCCGAAGGCACAAATCCAATCTTTCGTGAGCGTACAGAACACGATTGTTCATGCTGCAAAAACTTCATTCGTCAAGTTGGATCTGTCGTATCTATCTCATCTTTTTCTTGTATAGTAGAGAGTATTTGGGATAACTATGATGTCATGGAATATCCATATAATGTAGTTGCAAAGAAACTATCCGAGCTTATCAAATCGAAGAAAGTTAAGTCGGTTTTCTTATCACCTGAAAAAAAGTATGGAAGCGAACAAACAGTAGAGTACAACGATACAACAAAAAGTACTGTCAACTGGAATCACTTCTGGATTGACATTCAACCAAAATTTTATTCAAAGAGTGTTGGTGAAGCTCGTGGTCGTTTGAATATGCAACAACAGCTTTTCTATCGTGGTCTATCTGAGCTAACCAATGATGCTCTAGACACTGTGATTGAACTCATCAAACGTAACTCACTCTATAGAGGTTCAGAGTTTCTACGTTCTGTTGAAGAGTTCAAGCAACAGAAAAAGAACTCTAGCAAACAACATGATCTAGAACTCTTCACATGGAAAGCTTTAGACTCTCATGTTTACGGATTTAAAAACACCGTAATCGGAACTCTAGTATCTGATCTCTCAAACGGAGATGAACTCGAAGACGCAGTTCGAAAGTTTGAATCAAAAGTCGCACCCGAGAATTATAAGCGGCCCACATCATTGATCACATCTTCTATGATCAAGCAAGCATCGCAGACTTTGAAAGAGCTTGATCTTGAAAGTGCAATTGAACGACGACACGCTGTTTTATCAGACGTATCTGTCAACAACGTGCTTTGGGCAGATCGACAAGCTAAAAGTTTGATGAAAGATACACTAGAAGAGCTTTTGTCAGATCAAGTTGTTAAGTCATCAAAAGTAAAAGTTGATAATGCTATTGATATTAAGATTGACGATTTCATGAGTTGTGTTGCATCAAAAGCAAGCTCAATTGAAGCTATTATCAAGAACAATCAGTTATCAAACTTTGTGAGTCTGACAGCACCTAAAGACAAAGATGTAAATCAGTTGTTTAAGTGGAAAAACGACTTCGGTTGGTCTTATAATGGAAACCTTGCTGATTCTTCAATCAAAAGCAAAGTTAAACGTGCAGGAGGTAATGTAGACGATGCTCAACTACGCGTTAGTCTCGCTTGGTTCAACACCGATGATCTAGATATTCACGTAAGCAATGGTATAAAAACTATCTACTTTGGTAATAAAATGTCATTTGGTGGTATGCTAGATGTCGATATGAATGCGGGTAACATTGTTCGTGATCCTGTTGAAAATGTCAGTTGGGTTCGAGTTCCAGACGGAACATACTCGATTGAAGTTAATCAATTTCGAAAACGAGAATCAATTGATGTTGGGTTTCAGATCGAAATCGAGAATCAGGGTTTAGTACAGACATTCTCATATCCTAAATCAGTTTCAGGACGTGTTAAAGTTGGAACAATCACAGTAAAAGATGGTTTGATTGTTAACTCAGATATGAAAATCAAGTCAGAAGGTGAAACCTTTAATGATGTTTGGAACGTAAAAACAAACACCCCTGTACGCGTACAAACAATTATGAATAGTCCTAATCACTGGGACGATAATGCTCTAGGAAACAAACACTGGTTTTTTATGCTAGAGAATTGTAAAGCTGAAGAAAAAGTGCGAGGCTTCTACAACGAGTTTCTAAAGTCAGATCTCGAAAAACATCGTAAAGTATTTGAAATCCTTGGTGATAAGATGAAGTGCTCAGAAACTGAAGATCAACTTAGCGGCATTGGATTTTCTTCAACTAAGAAAGATCAATCGCTAACAGTTGTAGTAGATGGTAAAAAAGTTTACAATATTAATTTTTGAATAAGGAAATACACTCATGAATATGTTTGAAATTGCTACTCGTTATGCTCTTCGATTCGAAACAGTGAAGGGCTTTGTAACTGTAGAAGATCTTTGGACAATACCTCTAACTAGCAAGACTGGCTTTGATCTGGATACAATTGCTAAAGAACTCAATAAAGCAATAAAGCAAATGTCTGAAGAAGAGTCTTTCGTGACAAAATCCGATACCCGATCAGAGTCAGATTTGTACGAGACAAAGTTTAAAATCGTTAAGTATATTATTGATGTTAAGCTAGCAGATAAAGAAGTGCGAGAACTTGCAACAAAGCGCAAAGCAGAACGTCAGGTGTTAATTGATATTCTGAATAGGAAAGAGTCACAAGCTCTTGAAGATCTTTCTGCTGATGAGATTCGTAAGAGACTCGCAGAACTAGAATAAAATGTGTTAATAATTTAAGCTCTAACGACACCTAGGATATCTTGGCTTTTACAGATTGCTAAATATCCTAGGTGTTTAATAGCTCAGATGTAGTAATAATCTAAAGGATAGCTCTTGTATGAGTAAAACATTTTTATATTCAGATCCTCACTTTAGTCATCATGGAGTATGTAAATTTACAAATTTTGATGGTTCTAAGATGAGACCGTGGACAAATCCTGACGATATGGATGCTGAGCTTATTCAAAGATTTAACGACACTGTTAGTGAAAAAGACAAGTGTTATGTTCTAGGTGATGTTGCTATCAATAGAAGAGGCTTAGACGTTCTCAAGCAAATTAAGTGTAAAAACTTGGTACTCATTAAAGGTAATCATGATATTTTTAGACTTAACGAATATACACCCTACTTCAAAGATATTAGATCATATCACGTGCTTAATGGAATGATCTTATCTCATATACCACTACATCCTAACTCTTTGTATAGATTTGGTTGTAATATTCATGGTCATTTACACAGTAATCGGGTCATGAAACGAACCTGGTATGGTAAGAAAGTGATTGATCCTAACTATTTTTCTGTTTGCGTAGAGCAAATTGGATTTAAACCTATTGACTTTGACGAAGTTTGTGCTAAAATTGAATCTCAAGGTGGTACAACAGGTTTTAAACAACATAGATAAAAATAATTTTTTTGAAAATTTTAGTTGACATATGAAGAATTTCTCGTTATAATATCTTTGTGGTTGATTGATAAACGTTGAGAAGGAACTTTAAAATGAAAATTGCAACAAAAAATCTAAAACCTGGTATGAATATACTGGTGAAAACGGGTCACCAGTATTTCAACAACATTCAAACTTCATCACAACTTATTCACTCTATTCATCATAGCAAGAAATCTGAAGTGACATTTGAAAGTGGGTTAGTTTGTAATTTTGGTGAAAATACACTTCATGTAGTCGTGTAAAAATTTTAGTTGACATATGAAGAATTTCTCGTTATAATATCTTTGTTGATTAAGAAAATAGAAATTTAAAAAAGGAAAATATATTATGAGTTTCACTTTTAAAGAATTGATAGATGAAGTAGTTCCTGAAATAGTTTACCATCAGCTGAACAACAAACCTGTTGTTCAGTATCATTGTGGTGGTCTGATGTTTGCTGGAGACGAAACATACTACGATCCCGGATGGTATATCTTCATCGAAGGTGTAGGAACATTTCCAGTAGAAGTGAATATTTCTACTGGTGACGGTTATATTGAAATATTTTGATAAATAAATAAAATAGTATTACAATGCACCTATCGTCTAGTTGGTTCGAGTCCAGCATCCGCTCCAAATAAGCTGTTCCAATGTAGCTCAGTGGTAGAGCAGGAAACTGTTAATTTCTTGGTCGGTGGTTCGATCCCATCCTTTGGAGCCATATATTTAATTTTTTCTCTGTATAGTTTAATCTGGTAGATCAACGCGTTTGGGGTGCGAAGGTGGAGGTTCAAATCCTTCTACAGAGACCAAAAACAATTTTTAGTGAATCAAAAGTTGTTATTTTGAAATTTATCATGTATCATATTGTGTAATATAAAAGGAGATGTAAAATGAATTTACGTAAATTTGCAGTTGACGCAATGGACATTATTGTTCTTGTCTATGTTATTATTTTGATCCTTGCAGGTGGTTTTGCATACGGTTTTATGGGCGCTTTAGCTGGAGTCTTAATTAGTGTCGTCATCTCTGCTATCTGGTGTGCAATCTCAAGTGTAGTTCAAGATGTACGCGCAATTCGTGCTCATCTAGAACGTGAATAAAAGATGTTGAAATACAAATTTACATATTGGTTTGTTTTGACTTACAGAATGTTTATTGTCAATCTAGGTGCTATCTATATTTCAAAATTGATACTAAACGATAGTATAGATGATCCAATGACTTTTAAATCGTTCGTTATATGTGCTTTAGTTCTTGTATCCTATCTTATGGCTTGTGTTGTAGAGTTTGCTCATGANTCGNCTTAAAGGAAAATCTGAAAATGATTTAGAATTCTTTAGTTTTAAATTAATGTAAAAGCTATTCGGAAAAGTCAAGGNGGTCAAGTCTTTGCAGGGTTTAATATGTTAACTGTAAAAGGATTTACCGGTTTATTATTTGGTACACTTGTGACTCTAAAGATTATTTCAATCATTAAGGATTTTAGTTATGAATGATAGAGCAAGTTTTAGCAACAGATGATGGATGGCTAATTGCTGTTACAATCTTAAAAGAAACTCCTGAGTATTATCATGTCGTAGANTTAGATGATGTCAATTACTTTGTTGAAAAATATGACAACAATTCATCCAAGTTGTTTGATAGTGTATATGAAGCTGAAGATTGGATTAATAATATNCCATCACAAAGTGGCATAGTAAGTTTCAAACAATAAAAATTTACAAAAAGGAAATATATNATGAATACATCATCTAAGTTTAAAAAAGTTCTATATACTACAATTGCTTCTCTAGGTCTTGCAATCGTAGGAACTTCATTTGCTCAATCAGATACTAGTGGTGAGATTAAAAACAAGAAGTTAACGATTCAATGCGCTGATATGGATACAATTATTAAGAAAGTGTTCTCTGAATGGGGTGAATCTCCAACTCTTGTCGGAAAGAGCGTTCGTGCAAACGGAGCTATTCGTCATGATATGATTCTAACTATTAATCATATCACTATGACGTGGAGTTTGTTAGAAGTAGATCCTAAATCTGATATGATATGTCTAATTGCTACTGGTGATAATCTAGAAGAATTATTTAAGGGTAATGGAGTTTAGATTGTTTTTATAACATTAGATTAAGATGGTATTAATTAAAGTTATCTTAATCTAATGTTGTTATTATTATAATTCTTATACAATAAAGAAAAATACCCCAACTGCCCCAATAAGACCACCAAACATGGTTGAGAATGCATCATACTTATCTTCAACACCCCTGCCCATCCAGTTGTCCCATATTGCTTCTTTTGCAGTTCCAATCAAGATAGCAGCGGCTAAACCACACAGAGCAGCAGACATCGGGGTCAATAATGAACCCAACAGCAAGGGCAAAATATAGAAAGACGCTACACCAAACAACGAAGCAATCAGAAGTCCTGCGAAAAAGTGTTTAACCTTATCCAACGGTAAGTTTTTTGAAATCATTCTGTTTCTTCCTCTTCTATTCCAACCGTCCCAAAAGCTAGGTGGCGTTGTTCAACCAAATCAAGCGCAGCAGGATTTGCAGAATCGACAGTATCCTGCGCAACTTGACGTTCAATTTCATCTTGCTCGTCGTCTTCGATGACAGGAGAGTTCAATCGATTAATCGCACTCTCAATTTCAAAAACTTGCATTAAAAGAGCCATGTCTGCACGAGCAGCATCGCCCTCTTGACGCGCATCTTCCGATACCGAGGCGTACTTTGATAAGCTGGTTAGATCACTCTCAGTAAGCTCGTATTGACCGAGAGCAGCTCCGGTTGCTTTTCTGTTAAGAATATCCTCTTGTTCAGCACTAAAAACAGAACGTATCATATTCTCTGTGCGCCGAACAATATCGGACTCACTCCAGATGTCGTTTGACATCATATTGATAAAACCCATACTTAGCTCCTTGTAGCAGTTATCTGCACCCACGCGTCATACGCTGGTGCCACACCAAACCGGACGGTCTCTTTAAACCCATCAAAGAGCTTTGTGTAGTCCTTCGTTGAGCCTTCCTGCTTGAGCGCCCCCGCGACAGAGATTGTCCTGGCTTCGTATCCAACTGGCAGGGCAAAATCCGTGAAAGCGATCTGGACGCCTGTCGCTGTTGCCGTAGTCGCTTTGCTCAAGTAGATCGTGGTTCCGCTCACGTCCGAAACAACCGTATCAGCGGGAATTCCAGAACCCGTGACTTTTGCGCCCTTGATGTTCGTCGGATAAGACAGTCCTGCTACGCTTGCGATTGCGGTGCTACCGTTCGTCGTATTTGCTGTGAAGCCACCCACGTAGTCAAACGTCGCAGCATTGGCGTTGAGTCTTGCAGCGGCTTCAGCGCGATTCACAAGTTCCTCTCTGAGTCCTTGAGCCGGAATAGTCACATCCACACCCGGACTGGTCGTTGTGCGCCCTTGGAGCGTCACGCCACCACCAGCAGAGAGTTTGCTGTATGAGCCAGCAGGCGAGGCAATGACGTTCGTGCGGACGAGTCCAGTCCACTCGCTGATGTTGGCTGCACTAGCCGCTATCCACTTATCGGTGGCTTCGTCATATGCCAGATCGACCAATGCACCACCATCTGGAAGACAGCACTTCGCACCTTCGCGGAAAAGCTGTTTTTCCTGCTCGTACATCCAGATTGACTGTTCTGGCGTCGGCACGGTTGCAGACAGCTTGAGAAGCGCGAGTGATCCGGGAAATGGTGCATCAAGAGAGTAAGAGTTGCCAATAGTCAGGACTGCGTCGGAGTTGTTCAGCGTCAGCAGCGGATTGCCACGGGTAGCAGCGACTTCAACGCCGTTGACTCGGATCGCAAGTGTGCCGTCAGTCGTGTAAACAGCCTCCGGTTTGATCCACGTTGCTGAGTTGTAGGCGGCAGCCGTGGTAACTGTTCGGGTTGTCGTACCATCGAAAGCTGTTGCGGTCAGATTACTAAGAGCATTTACACCGATCTGAAGTGATGCGCCCGACGAATAAGCACGATCCGCAATTATGACGGGCTTGGTTTCCCGAACAGAAAAAGACGAGAACTCAACATAATCACCCGCAGTTTGACCAGTAGCCACTGCCGTCCTCGGGTAAAACCGCATCGTTATAGTTGTGCTGGTCGCCCGAAGAGTTGCATTAAAATTTGATGGGCCAGGTGGTAGTGCAGTGAAGTTGATCTGGCTCGTGCCAACCCATGAACCTGGCATGGCCCCGAAATTGGAATCGAGAGCCACTGCGAGTCTGTAGCATTTACCTACAACCACACCCGAAATTTGAATCTCAAGTCTACCGGAAACTGCGGTCACATTCACAGAAACCCTAACAGCGCCGCCGCCAGAAATCGAAGAAGTCGAACCAACAGCAGTCACCCAACTCGGAACTTCTTCGTAAGGCCCACTAGCGGGAGTCAGCAATTCCACCCCAGCATCGGGAAAACTCTCTTGCGGCAATGTTGCAGGGATGTTTGTCCAAGAGGATAAACCCCACTCACCCGTACCGAAATCGAGATCCGCAGAATACGGTTCGCGCAGATAGTTGGCTGCAGAAAACCCTGAGTAAGCTACAAGTTCAGCATTGGTGTTAACTGGTGAGGCTGTAAGAGTGCCAGCGATGGATGCGCCAGAGTTTTTGTATGAGCGGTCTGCGACAACTTCTTTGACGCTGATGTTATCAACGGTGTGAATACCCGGAGTAACTACAGTGCTGTATATCCCGATCCTGAATTTTGACCCAGTGGCAACAAAGAAAGCAGTTCTTGGAGTCCCGTTCCCAAGTAAAAGAAACGCTGGATTAACGCCCAGGATAGCGCTGTTGTACCCATAGCAAGCAGTGATGCTCGATACCGCTGTGACCGTCAAAGCGTAGGCTCTCCCGGCAACGACATCAATCGTTTGGTCGATGATCCAGCTAGATGACGTTGTATTGGCTTGCATAACTCCACCAACTACCGTCGGAGAGCCTGCACCAATGTTCCACCCAGTCAGATCTGTATCAAATGTTCCATTCGTCACGAGTTCTGGTCCAGTAGCAACACTGCCTGCCTCCTTACTCGATAAAAACGTGCGTCGAATATCGCCGGGCTGGTGTCCGGTGTTAAATAAATTAGAGATCGTCACTGCAAGCGACTTCGCTGGATCAGACTCCCAATTTCTCAGCTTCTGCACCGTAGCAGCAGTGGCAGAGCGCCTTACTATCTCGCTTCGGTTATGTGCAAGCAGCCCGTTTGTATTACCCGCGTTGAAGTCAGGAGATTGAGTTGGGTCTCTTGACAAGAAAGCAAACGATGCGCCAAGAGCACCCGGATTATTCGCGTAGTACCAAAAATATTGGGAAGCAAGGCCAGCAGATAGCAGTTGTGGAGTAAGGGTTACATGATCGAACGCAGCAGTGCTAATGCCATTCACAACCGTACCGTTATGCTTGAGAAGGCTAACCCCGCCGTTTGTAGCAACAGCAATCGTCGGTACTTTCAACCCGCTAACAGGATCAACAGGTGCGTCGGGTAGGACGGTCATTGCCACGGCGTTGACAGCGGCGCTCGCTATTAAAGGTCTTCCGCTACCTGTCCAAATAATTGGCTGATTACGATCAGATAAACCACGCAAGGGCTGGCCACCATCCGCGATAGTGGCGACACGTGTGCGGTCTTTCGAGAAATCCACGAATCGTGCCCCACCATTTGCGGAACTAACCGCCATTTGAGCGTTGACTATTGCCAGATTTGTGATTGCGTTGCTGGTGCCCCACCAGTCTGAGGTAGATAGCGCTGTGAACCGCATCCACATTGGATTTCCTGGCTCTGTCAGATCGTAGATCGTGACACTCGCAGATTCAGCCACAATCGCACACAAGCGCGGGAAGTCTCGCTTATTGCCCCTGAAGGTTTCAGTGGTTCCAGAACCCGCGCCCAGGCTGTAAAACCGCCCATTGGTAGATAGCTGAAAATAATCCCCGGTCGTAGCACCGGATACAGCACGAGCAGCAGCTTCACTCGCGTGAGCACCCAACCAGCGCCCATTGATCGATTCGTTATACCAGCTCGTTCCTTGGCACTTCTGAGTCCACGCACCGCCGTCACTATCTTTGCTGGTGTCGTAGACAAAAAGGGCAGTGATGGCGTTCGGAGAGCGATGTAGCGCGGCTGCGTTTGAGCCGTCCAGAAACTCGAGATCCGCCAGCCAGGCACGATTGATATTGCCGCCTGCGCCTGCCACCGGAATTTTCCCAGGTCCAGGATCTAGAGAAGCTTCTCCTTCATAAACAACAGCTACAGCGTCATCTCTAGCGTCTTCAGCTTGTTGCTTGAATGTTTCTGATTCATTTCTATATGTCTGAGATAAATCTTTAGCTACTACACTCTGAGTCTTAGATGATTCAGAAGCTATAGCAGCTAATTCGGCAGCGTTTTTTGCATTATCTAAAGTTTGTTTAGATACATTAACTGTATTTAATAACTGTGTAGTCTGAGATACTAATTCGTTTACGCTATCTTCTAAAATAGTCATCTTATATTTCCTTATTGAAATGCGTGATATTGCGCTATAATATTTTGAGTAGAAATCAAGTTAGACGCGATATCTATAAATCTAGTAGATGCGCTTTCTATCTCGCCTAAATTCTCTGCAACTATATTTATAGATGTAATATTGTTGCTCACAACATTGATATTGTCGATATTATTTAAAATATTGGTTAATTTATCTATATTGTTAGATATGTTTTGTATGCTGATAATATTATCAGATACATCGACAACATCATCAATATTTTCTGCTACAGTAATAACTGACGGTAATTCATCTAATACGCGAATGATTGAAAAGCCATCAGTTATTACATCGATATTTTCAGCTACTGTGTTTATTGCAGGAGTATCTGCAATTGATATCACACCCCCGATATCTAAATCGAGTAAAATACCGTTAAGTTGCAAATCACCGTTTTCAAACAACGCAAGAACTGAACTTCCTTTTATCAGTTCAACTTTTTCATTTTTATTTTGAATTTTAAATTTAGACATTTCTTGCCTTGATTGTCATTCTATTATTTTTATTTATCATGTAAATGCGTGATGTTGAGCTATAATGTTTTGAGTAGAAATTAAATCAGACGCCATGCTAATATATCTGTATGCAATAGTTTCCACGTCTACGATATTATCTGCAACTACAGATACTGCTTCTGCAATATCCGACACACTAGACACGTCATCGGATATACCTACTATTATATTTATATTGTCTTGAGTCGATTGGTCAACTCTAGTTTGATCCCATGATGATCCGCTAAAAACAAACAACATACTAGAAACTGAGTTAAAATATAAAGCTCCAACCTCTAAGGGATGACCTTTTTTATCTACAGTAGGATCAGAGTTGTACTCACCTAAATATTTCCTGTTAAATTCGTCAGTTAAAATTTCTGTGCTAACTTTCAAATTTGATGTGATGTCTTTAGCAGATACAGCCTCATTTCTTGCATTTTCTGCTTGATCTCGATAAGACTCTGTTACGTTTCTGGCTGCTAATGTAATGTCTTTAGCAGCCACTGCTTCATTTCTAGCTGATGTAGCTGTTATAGAAAAATTTTGTGACTCATTTCTGTAGTTTTGTGACTCTTCACGTGCAATAACTGAAGCATTTTTTGCAGCTACTGATTCGTCGCGCGCGCTAATCGAACCATCTCGTGCATTCTGTGATTCATTTCTGTAGTTTTGAGATAAATTTCTAGCTGCAATAGATTCGTTTTTTGCTGTTACTGATTGATTTTTTGCTATTTCTGCTTCGGTCTTATACGTTTCTGCTTGGTCTCTATAATTTTGAGCAGTGTTTCGAGCAGAATTTGCAGAATTTCTTGCTGATTCTGCACCTAGTTTAGCATCTAAAGCGTCTTGTGCAAATCCAGAAGCACTAACGCTAGCAGCATTAGCAGCGCTAACTAAGTTAGTTGTTTCATTTTTAAGCGCTAGAGTTTGCGATAGATTTAAAGCTGATTGATCCTTTGACTCATTAGCTAACGAGGCTGCGCTAACAGCCTCGTCTTTAGCTTGCTGTGCACTGGCGTTCAACAAACTTATTGCGGATAATGTTTGCCCCGCACTATCAGCCGCAGAGATAGCAAAATCCGCTTTCTCTTCTGAAATATTTGCCCAACCCTCGGATTGGTTTTTATACACTTCAGCACTATCTCTAGCTTGCTCTGCTAGGAGCTGCGCTTGCTCTGCTAAAGTTTGAGCTTGTTCGGCAGCAATCTGCGCTTGCTCTGCTGCAATTCTAGCTTCATCAGAAAAAGTACTAGCACTAGTAGAACTATCTCTTGCTTGCTCTGCTAATGTTTGCGCTTGTTCGGCAGCAATCTGCGCTTGCTCTGCTAATGTTTGCGCTTGTTCGGCAGCGATTCTAGCAGAATCCTCAGCTTCTAGCCAATCTTGTTCAGATCCTTGAAAACCATTTTTGACAGCGACTTGATAAGTAGATAAACCAGGAACTCCTTGTGGAGTTAAAGTAAGTATTCTAATTGTTTGGTCTTGAGCCATTTATTAATCTCTTGTTTATGTTTATCTAGTTACTTCGCTAGAAATATTAATATAACCTTGAAGCAATCTTTCGACTTCACCATCAGGGTAAGCTAACTCTAAATCATACGCGGCACGAGTAAATGTAAAATTTTCGGTTTCTAAAGCTGGTATATTGATTAATATTTTTCCATTTTCTGCATCAATGATAGAAATACAACCTGATGCTAATAAGTCAAAATATATTGTTTCAGATTTTGCAGTTTGTCTTAGTTGCATCCTTGCAACGCATCCAGTCATATCGATGGGAGTTTGTCCATCTGATGTTTTAGTAAGATATTGAAACTCTAGTCTAAATGTAGAGCCTTGATATATGGTAAAATCTTTAGTTCCAGAATAAGGTGATATCATATTTATATCTCTATTGAATAATATATTTATCTTTTATTTATTAACTTTATATAAATAAAATATCATCCAAAACCAACTGAGATTACTATGTCAATAGGTCATTCTAAAGAAGCGCGCAGTACTAATTTTATTTTTAATATAGGTCACGATAGAGAGCTTAGTTTTGCAGCTCAAACGTCTTCTGTTGCAGACATTACACTAGGTGAAACTTTTTATTACTCAGGTGCAAAAGATTTGAAAATACCAAGCAATAAAATAACAAACGCACCTTTAACTGTTGATTTTTTACTTTCAGAAGATCTTCACGAGTGGGTTGAGATTTACAAATGGTTACTCTTGTCTAAAAACTTAGGACACAATGTAGCTAGTAGACCTTGCGAGCTACAAATTCTGAATAGTCAAAGTCAACCATCTGTATCTTTTTTATATATGGATGTTTTTCCAATGGAGCTTTCTGGCGTACAATACGCTCTTAACACAGAAAGCTCGACGGTGTTAGCTTTTACTGCTACTTTCGCGTATAATAAGTTTCGCGTACAACTTAACAACGGGAGCGTGATTGATGAAAATTACGTGGGATGAAACCCAAAAACAGCTTGAGGAATTGAAAACAGAAATTCGTGAAGATCTTCACGCTTTGTCAATTGAAGCAGAAAAAGATGTTATGATTGATGAAATAGACTTAGATAAGTCTTTATTAGATATTCCTAAGCTACATAGAAAATGGTCAAAAAAATTATCAGATGAAACTATTACTCTAAAAGAAATGTACTACATGAAAGAATCTGTTAAACTAGAACGATGGAAATACTATAACGGAAAGCAAACCGATCAATACATTGCAAATCATGGCATCATGCATGAAAAAATTCTTAAAACCGATATTGATAGATATCTATCATCTGATGTAAAATTATCACTTGTGAATGATTTAGTTTCAATTCAAAAAGAGAAGTGTGACTTCATAGAGCGCACAATGAAAGAGATCGGAAATCGCGGATTTCATATCAGAGCTATTATCGACTGGAGAAAATTCCTACAAGGAGCTTAACATATATTATGAAAAAATTAATTGATGCTAAAATTATAACCATTGCAATTCTTAGTGTAGTGATTATACTTATGTCGATGATATTTGTTTCAAAAAAACCTCAAACTATTTCTGATGAAATAACAATCAGATTGGTTCAAACACATGATACACAAACAATTATTGTAGAAGTTCCTAAGAAATATACGTGTAAAGAAGACCCAGAATGTGCGTATTTAGCCGAAGCAATTTATTTCGAAGCTAGAGGCGAATCTTTAGAAGGTCAAATCGCAGTCGGTTGGGTGATTTTAAACAGAGTAAATAGCAGGTACTTTCCTAATTCAATTGCAGAAGTTATTAAATATAGATGTCATTTTTCATACAGATGTGATGGTAGTATGAAACAAGGTATCAGAGAAAAGTCTGCATATGAACAAGCAAAGCGTATTGCAAAAGGAATTGTGCTAGGGGTATATGAAGATCCCACAAATGGAGCTAATCATTATCTTAATCCTAAAAAAGTTTCCGTAATTCCGAAATGGGCTAGAGTTTATCCTGTTGTAGCGTCTATAGGAAATCATATCTTTCATAAAAGGTAATAAATGCTTACACTAACCGAATATATAAATCACTCTAACGGCACTTACTCATGTGTAATGCCTACTAGCGAAACTAGCATAAAAATACAACAATATATAAATGATAACAACATTCAATCATTTAATGATGCTGGTGAAATTCTTCCCATAGCAAAATTTCATACTACAATTTGCTATAGTAAAACCCCAGTGCCGAGCGTAGAGTATTTGGATATAAAATTACCTGTTATTGCAAATTTCAAGCAATTTAGTCTTTTTGGAGAAAACAAAGATGTATTGGTCATTGAGTTACATTCTAACGAATTACAAAGAGTGTTTAATGAGTCTAAAAAACGAGGTGCAACTTCTGATTGGGGTGAGTTCAGTCCACACATTACAATAGCTAAAAACATAAAATCAGATTCTTTAATTTCTACACTTGAAGATATCAAATTTGATTTTATGTTTGATAGATATGTGTGTAGTCCTCTTAAAGAATCTGATTAGAGTATGTCATTATCAAAATCTATCGTCTTAATTGCATCAGGTCCATCTCTTTCGTTTGGACAAGTTGAAGTTGTTAAGCATTTTAATCCTGATGTAATGGTCATTAACGATAATTACAAAATTTATCCAAATGCTAAATATCTTTTTGCTGCCGATCTTCAATGGTGGTATAAAAACTACGATATGATTGATGGTGACATTATACAATGCTTTACACTAAAAGGTCATGCTAAGCACTTAGATCGTAGGATTAAAGGTGCATATCATACACTAAATGAAGTCAATTATACAAGTGAGTTTGGTTTGTATGATGATAAAGTTCATCACGGTGGAAACTCTGGCTACATCGGACTTCAATTAGCTCGATTGTTAGGCTACAATAAGATCATATTGATTGGTTTTGATTGTCAACATACGTATGGTAAACGTCATTGGTTTGGTGATCACAAAGACATCTCAGGATCAAAAAATGCAGAAGATGTTGAGAGATGGAAAAATAACTTCTTTCGTCTATCGCCTTTAATAGATCTAGACACAGATGTCGTTAACTGCACTATTGAATCTTCTTTAACATGTTTTAGAGAAGGAAATCTTATTGAGGAACTTTTCACAATAATATGACAATTTTATCTGAACCTTGGACAAATGACGACAAACTGTCAAAAGAACAAGTCGAAACATTAAGAGATCATATCAAAGATCATTTAGATGAGTCATGGTACCCAGAGATAGACAAATTGTGTGATATTGTATTGACGACACTTGAATTTTAGTATACAATAAGTTAAATCTACGTTTTTAAGGGAAAACACATGACAATAAAGCAACTAGAAGATTGGTTAGTAAGGCTTCAAGAAGAGTATGTAGAGCTAAATGATAAACTTAATAAACTTAATAATTTTATCGTTAGTGACTCATTTAGACAATTGAACGTAATACAACAAACGTTACTTGATCAACAACGATTAATTATGTTAGAATATAGCGATATTCTTAAACAAAGAATAAATACTAGTAATTTTGATCCAACTCCTTCAAATGAATCTGTTCAAGAAAGAATTGACTTTTTGAACAATAGGTTTTAAAATATTATTCATTGTTCCTGTAGCTCAGTGGTAGAGCAGAGTCCTCATAAGTCTTTGGTCACTGGTTCGAACCCAGTCGGGAACACCATTATATTTTTCTGATAATTTTTTATAAATTATTGCTCTTTATTTTTCAGGATCTCAATCTATGACCACGCTTAATGAAGAATTAATAGAATTACTTAATGAATCTGTTATTTGTGTTTCATCATCATATACAAAAGAAATTTTTGAAAGAGCAGAATACCTAGAGTATATTAAAGCAGAGCTTTCTCAATCTATTGGAATGCATTTGATGAAATCAGGAATAATTGAATTTACAGAAAGAGATGATTCATTTGATCATACAAGAAAAATAATTATAGCTAAGTTAGTAACATTAAATAAAGAGAAATATCTAAAGTTTATTAAGGAACTAAACAATGACAATACAGATTGACTTTGAAGGAGTCATATCTACTACAGAATTAAGCGAACTTCTACAAGCACAATATCCACAGCAAGCAGAAAGTTCACTTAATGAGCTAACACAAGATTATAGTAATATGATTAGCTCAGGCGGTCAAAACTGTAGTATCATGTCTAGTATAAATGCTTTAGTGTCAAATATAGCTTCTGATATACGTCAACAAATTAAAGACTCTACATCAGGCTTAGAGTCTGTCATCGGAGATATGATAAAGAAGATCGGAGACATTACAAAAAGTCTCCGAGAAGTCATTCAAAAATCCGTTGATGAAATGATGAAACTTATTGACTGGTTAAAAGATCAAACAGATGAAGTTTTAATGCAAGCTCAACAAGTAGCGCAAGATTTAATTGATGCTGTGAATGAATCGCTTGGAATAGCTCAAGGTGCAATTCAAGAGGTTATTGATTTTTGTAGAGATATTGCACTATCTCTATCTAATGCACTTTCAGATTTATATTTAAGAACATGTAGTACAATATCAGAAGCTATTAATAATGTTGGATATGGTGCAGGAATTGATGAAAAAGTTGATGTTGTAAAAGCTTCTCCCGATGAAGCGGTTGAAAGATCTACAGCACAAACAGTTTCTGTGATCGTCGTTTCATATCAAACTCTTACTCAAGTATCAGAAGGTTTACCAAACGGTCAACAAGCTCGATTCAACGTCGATACGAAGTTTAATAGTATTGAAGATTTGATCAATTCAGGGATATAATATGTACGGATTAGCGCGCATAGGTGATCGAGTAATTGGCAAGTGTAGAAAACACGATAATGCAATATTCTCGGGTAAGATCATCTCTGCATCTCCAAATACAAATACCAATAATCGCTCACAAGCGCGTATTGGTGATGTGGTTTTATCTGATTGCGGTCACACCGGAACTATCATTACAGGAAAATCTACATCCACATCTAATGATAGGCAAAATGCTATTGTTGGCTCCAAATTTGAAGGTGATTATTATGGTGAAATTGTAACAGGATCAGTTGATACTTTTTGAATTTTTATGATATAATGTAAGTTCTATATATTCAATTTTATATTTTCATATGATGGAGAATTAATCATGAAAGAAAAAATTACATTCATTTACAACTGCGGTTCATACTACACTACTAAGCGAGAAGTAGACTGGATTGAAGTGTCGTATAGTCCTGATGAGCTTCGGTATAGCGTGACTACAAAAGAAGGTAGTATTGTGTGTTTTAAGACCTACTCTATCAAACGAAGCGAACTAGTTGCTGTCGTAATTCACGAGAATAAAAAAGCCGATTTACCTATTCGAGTACATAAACTCGTAAAGAACGCTGGTGTTAACGTCGAAGTATCTCACCCATGGAAAGACCCAGATAATCCCGGTACAATGTATCATGTCATCTGAAGTAACCGTAGTTTGTGTGTACAAAACAGGTGGAAAAGACTTTTCACCTGTTTATGTTAGAAGACTCATGAACTCTTGTATTGCGAATGGAGCAAACACATTTATTTGCTTAACAGATGATTTATCTATAGAAGAGTTTTGTGAGATTGTTGTACTAGAAAGAGATTTACCTGGTTGGTGGTCTAAACTCGAACTCTTTAATTTACCTAAAAATAAGAGATACGTATATTTTGATCTAGATACTGTTATTCATAAGCCTATATCACCTTTACTCGCATTTAAAACTAACTTTGCAATGATGCGAGATTTTACATATGCAGATAAGTATGCATCAGGTGTTATGTGTTGGTCCGGAGATCATTCTCACCTAGTTAATAACTTTTCTAAAGACTTTATTCCTAACTATACTCCTTTACTATCTGGAAAACTAGGTGATCAAGAATACATACAAGATAACTTAGGATTTAAGCCTGATATTTTACAAGATAGATTTCCATCTTTAATTTCAAGCTATAAATTAAGCTCTGAAATAGAGCGTAAAAATAGTTCTGTCGTCTGCTATCACGGAAGACCGAGACCTCATCAAACAAATTGGAGTATTTAAATTATGAACAGTATTGGTATGCAAAATAAAACTATTAAGAAAGCTTTAGATAGAAAACTCAAAAATTGGATCGATAGCATTAAAGATGAAGAAGTTAGAAACGTCGTCTTTAAGAATGCTATTGTCACAGGTGGTTCTATTGCTTCAATGATTATGGGTGATAGAGTTAACGACTACGATATTTATTTAAGAACTAAAGAATCATGTATTACGGTTGCTAATTATTATGCAAAGCTTTTTGTAAGCTTGAATGCAAATATGCCTGAAATTGAAGTTAAAGAAGTTAAGCTTAAAAATATTAATGGGGAAGAAGAAGATCGTGTAGTGTGCTGGATTAGTAGTTCAGGTGTGCTATCTGATGATAGTATAAAGACAGAAGAAGATTTTGATCAAGACGAGAATGATCCCGGGGAGGTAGAGTTAGAATCTCCCAAGGGAAAGTACGTGCCTGTTTTTATCTCAGAGAACGCTATCACACTATCAAATAGCATTCAGATCATTACTCGATTTTATGGTGAACCTAAAGACATTCACAGAAACTACGATTTTATTCATGCTTGTTGTTATTATGATTGGTTTAAAAACGAGCTAGACACTCCTGTAGATGCTCTTAGAAGTATGCAATCAAAGACATTACGATATACAGGATCACTCTATCCAATTTGTTCTCTGTTTAGATTGAGAAAATTCATTAGTCGAGGTTGGAAAGTTTCTGCTGGAGAGATTCTAAAAATTTCTTTACAAATTTCAAGAATTGAAGATTTGACTGATGTGCGTGTGCTTAGAGAACAGTTAATAGGTTGCGATGCTCTTTACTTTCACAAACTAATCAGTATTCTGCAAGAATCAGGAAAATCAAATTTTGATTCTGACTATGTGACAACTATTGTAGATAAGGTATTTCAACAGTAGAATTTGATATAGTGTATTCAATAAATAAAAGAAAGCTAATCTTTTATTTTACTATTACAAAGGATACATTAATAATGTTAACTTACTCAGAATTTGATGATATTACATCTGATATGAACAACCTTGAATCAATGTTTAGTGATGAATCTATCATTGATAAAGCAGAATACTATGATATAGAAGAAGATCCGGTTACTCTTCTCATCACTGTTACTATCTATGACGAGAACGGTGCTGCTATTGCTTCAACAAAAGTTGAAGATGAAGATGTTGCTATCGCTTATCTAGAAGAGATGTTTGATCTAGAAGTGAATGATCCAGATGACGCAGATGATACCGCTGCTGCTAGCGCATCACCATGGGGTCATAACGCTAAAGGTGGAGGGGTGTAGATGTGCTATCATTTAAAGAATTCTTATTATCTGAAGCAAAATTTCCACCCGAAGAAGTTAAAAAGTTAGCAAGAAAAGAAGACTGTAAAGTTTTCGTAAAATCATCTGGTATTCAATCTCTGATGAGCCCTCATGCTAACGAGCGTGAAGTCGAGCGTGATTTAGGAAGATCTGTTTTAGAAGATCTTATCAAACAATGTCTTGACTATACATCAAAACATCCAGCAGAAGCAGGTAAGACAAAAGAAGTTTTGTTTTATTCTTCTAAACTAAAGCAAGCTGTGATAGCATCTTATCGCAAAGACTTAAACGGAGACACATCAGATAGAGAAAAGTATCTATTCTTAGTCACGTTTTTACCAAGAACAAAGAATGTAGCAAGAAATGATACACACAAAATATCATTAGAAGAATCCATACAATCTCTTGGTTATACAGTTGACAATATAATCTTTTTAGATTAAAATAAAGTTTGAATTTCCATAATTTGACTGGGAGTACTATACTATGTTTGGAACAGTAATCTATGACATGTCTGAGAAAACTCTCTTTTCAATTGATGATTCTTGTAAACTTCAGATTGAAGAGGTTGTTAATCTTCGTGAGAAGAATACTAATCAAATTATCTTTAGTGATTTCGCAAAGACTAAAGAAAGATATAACCCTTTGATGGGTGATGTGCTTTTGAATTCTAAGCATTATCCAGAGATTCAGAAGCACATCAAAGAAACACTAGAGAACTCAGAATTGGTGGGAATTTTTGAACTTGACTCTGAAACAGGAAATAAAATCTATTTCTGTGATGGACAAATTTGGAATTGGAATTTTGACTTTATTGTTATTTATAAATCAGAGTAAATTAAGTGATTAAATAGGAGAAACAACATCATGAAACCTCAAGAAATTATTAATCTATATGAATCGTGTTTAAAACGCATTAAAGTTTGGAATGACATCGTGTCCAATCCAAACATGACAGAACAAGAAAAAGTTCAAACTCAACTTGACTGTTCTGTCGAAGAAGCAAAAGAAACCATTCTAGCTATTCTCACAAAAGACAACAAAAATATCATGGACGGAGTTGCCGATATTCTTGTAACTTCAGGTCATTTGATTAATACGTATATTTATCCATTTCACTATACTAGTTATGATTTTGGTCAAGTCAATGAAGATATGATTAAAGAGTTAGCTCTTACACCGTCTGAGGACGATATGCTCTGTAGTGTCGCAGAGCTTTACTCTAAGCTAGCTAGATGCAAAGAACTTTCACACGAAGATATTCTAGTCATTCTAACTATATTCTTTGCAAAGTATGGAGATGATCTTAAAAAGTATATTCATGCGGTGTTGTCGTCAAACGATACAAAATACGTTTCATTCAACGACGATGTTGTTGATGATACTGAAATGGAATTACAAGATCGTTTAGATAAGCTTCTAAGCTACGCTAATCTTAAATACGGTGACGATCATGGTGAAATTGTTGTAACAACAGTTAATTATGAAAACAAACCTTACTATGTGCTTCGCGCTGACGGTGGAAAAGGAAAAGTTCTAAAACCCTACACATACAAAGAACCTTCTGAATTTTTGTGATATAATAAATGTATATTAAATAGCACAAGGTCTCTATATTATGAATATTTTCTTTACTCATCACTGTCCAGAAATTGCTGCTAGAAATCTCTGCATGGTTCATGTCAATAAAATGATTATTGAATCCATGCAGATTTTGTCTACCGCGCATCGTGTTCTCGATAACACAGAAAATGACTCTTTAATGAAATCGACTCATATTAATCATCCTTCTTCTGTGTGGGTTCGTGAAAATGCAGCTCACTATCAATGGTTGTTTGCTCATGTTAGTGAGTTGTGTGCAATGTATACAAAACATACAAACAAGATTCACGCATGTGAGAAACGTCTTGATTTCTTATATAACTCACCCGCTAACATCATGTTTAAAGCTCCAGTTGAACCTCCTAGAGTTATGTCAGATGATCTTAAGTTCGATGAAACAATTTCTAACACAAAAGCTTATCAGATGTATCTCAAGCGTAAGTATAACGAATGGGTAAATCGAGAGAAGCCTATCAAAGTTGTGTTTGTGTACGAGACGCCTAGTTTTATAGTGTAAGCTGTACAATCGCAGGTTTTAAAATACAATAAATGATTAATATTATCAAATTATGGGGGTCTGATGACTTCAAAGATTAAAGTAGCTGAGTTGTTTTATTCAATTCAGGGTGAGGGACGGTACATGGGTGTACCGTCAGTATTTTTACGGACGTTTGGGTGTAACTTCAAATGTGAAGGTTTTGGGCGAAGTAAAGACGACATGTCTCCTCTTGAATATATTCAAATTGATCCCTCTAAGTATAAATCATATCAAGAATTACCTCTTGTTTCTACGGGTTGTGATAGCTACGCTTCATGGGATCCCAGATTTAAACACCTTTCTCCCCTGATGAAGACAGACGATATTGTGGATGAAATCATGAAGATTCTACCATTCAATGAATGGCGCGATGAACATCTAGTGATTACGGGAGGCGAGCCTTTATTAGGATGGCAACGTGCTTATTCCGATTTGTTAAACCACCCCTTGATGTATCAACTAAAAGAAATTACATTTGAGACGAATGGTACTCAGCCTTTATCAAAAGAGTTTAAAAAGAGTCTTCTTGATTGGTATGCTGCTAGAGATTACGATCATTGCGATCGCGAAGTCACATTTAGTGTAAGTGCTAAACTCAGTTGTTCCGGTGAGAGCCGTGAAGATGCCATCAAACCAGAAGTTATAGTCGAATATCAAAAATATGGCTATACATATTTAAAATGGGTTGTTGCTACAGAAGAAGATGCTCAAGAAGCTCTAGAATGCACTGAAATTTATCGCAAAGCTGGATTTAAAGGCCCTGTCTATCTCATGCCAGTAGGTGGAGTAGAATCTGTTTATACTTTAAATAATCGGAGAGTAGCTGAGCTAGCGATGAAAAACGGTTTGCGTTATAGTGATCGCTTGCAAGTTCCTTTATTCAAAAATCAATGGGGTACTTAATATGAAGGGTAGTATGAATACTGTAACATATAAATGGGTAAGCACAAAAGAGTATGTGGATGCTTTCCCCTGTGCATACAGACAATGGAAAGCAGATAGTCATTGTAATCTAATACATGGATATGCTTTTAGCATGAAGTTTTATTTTGGTACAAATAACCTAGATATTAGGAATTGGGTGGCAGACTACGGTGGATTGAAAGAACTCAAGAGCATTCTGCAGAATCAATTTGATCATACTCTCCTTGTAGCTGAAGATGATCCTGAACTTCCCATTTATAAAGTATTACAAGAGAAAAATCTCGCAAAATTAACTATTTTACCAAGGTTAGGTTGTGAAGGTCTTGCTGATATGTTATACAAGTACGTCAACGGTGTCTATATTCCAGATTATCTGGGGCAGAGTGAAGCTGAACGATTATGGTGCTATCGTGTAGAAGTAAGAGAAACACAAAGCAATATGGCGTTTAGAGAGGGTCACCGTGAATGGCATGAGGATCTGTTTGAATAATTGAATTTTGTTTTATTTTCAAAAAAACGGTAAAATTAGTTGATGTTATTCATCGATTAGCATATAATATACATGTGTTAGAGAGACTTTGAACCTACTCTTAAATCAATGGAGATTATATTATGCTAAACAATACACAGAAAATTGAAATTGTTCGTCTAGCTCTTGTTGCAGGTAAATCACTAAACAAAACACATTTTGCAAATTCTTATAATATTAGTGTACGTACTTTAAATCGATATATCAATGCTTTTAAAGAAGAAGCTGCTACACAACTTAATAAGCCTACTAAGAGTGTAGAACGATCAAATGGTCGCATAAATTTAATTCGAGAAGTGTTGCAGAATAGTGAAAACAAACTAACTCGCGAGATTTATAACGAGTTAGTAGTAAAAGCACAAGAGAAACACATGAAAGAATTAAGTAAAGGTGCGTGGTATTCCATTATTGGTCAAGTTCGAAAGAAACTGAATAAATAAAAATACACCAGAGTATGATTGTGAGGTGTCAAATCTAGATGATTTAAATCATCTAGATTTGTTTTGATACAACCAAGAAACAGCTGATCTTGCTCATTCCACAGCTTTAACCAACTGAAAGAGAAAATAATATGTCAAAAAGTAATAAAGATCTCGGTATTGCGGTTAACGATTATCTAACAAAATTAGGAATCAATACTCCTATTACCGATAAAGTGTATGTCGATCGTGATGTAAAAATTAGTAAAATTGAGGATTTAATGACAGAGGTGCTAGAGGTGCTAGGTCTTGATCTCAAAGATGACTCACTCGCAGAAACACCTCAGCGCGTAGCTAAGATGTTTGTAGATGAAATTTATAGCGGTTTAGTACCTGATAATTTCCCAAAATGTACCACAGTAGAAAATAAATTCTCTCACGGTCAGGAGTTTATTCTTGAAAAGGATATTACACTCTTCTCTGATTGTGAACATCACCTACGTACCATCGTGGGTGTAGCTCATGTAGCATATATACCTAGAGATAAAGTGCTTGGTCTATCTAAACTTAATCGAATTGTACAATATTTTGCTCAAAGACCTCAAGTACAAGAACGATTAACATCGCAAATTGCTCACGCTATTGCATTCATTACAGGTTCAGATGATGTGATTGTTGCGATTGACGCTAAACATATGTGTGTGAGTCAGCGAGGTATTAAAGATAATTCTAGCTCCACTTCTACTATCTCAGCTCATGGAACGTTCAGTAAACCTGAATCTAACTTACGCTCAGAGTTCCATCAAGCTATCAAATAAAATATAAACTCAATAAAACTATTGTTTTAAATAGGAAAGTATGTATAATAATCATACTTTCCTATTATTTTTATAAAGGTTAATATGTATGAAAATTGCTCATGAAGCACCTCTATCTATTTTTGATTTAGTAGATAGTCTAACCGATTATAGTTATGCTCTTGTTCATTTATTTGAGGAATCTAAAGAATATAGGACTAAGTTTCTTACGTTGTCGAAATCAGGTCGTGAAATTATACTGGATAATAGTGTATTTGAATTAGAAGAGGTATATGACGCTGAGAGCTATATTGAGTGGGTAAATATTCTTAAACCAACATGGTATATTATACCTGATGCTTTAAATGACAAAGATGTAACTATTAGTCAATTTGATAACTGGATGACTAAGTATAACAACACACCCGGTCTGAAAATAGCAGTACCTCAAGGTAGCACTTATCAAGAGTTTATCGATTGTTATAAGTATATTGAACCTCATGTAGATAAGGTAGCTATTACGTTCGATCCAATATTCATTCGTAAGGAATATTTAACCAGTAGCAATCAAACCCTAGCTTCATTTTTTAGTCAAATGCGTATCAAACTTATCGATCGTATGGTATCTGACGGTATTATAAACACCTCTAAGAGGCACCACCTACTTGGATGTGGTGTACCACAAGAGTTTATTCATTATAAAGGTATGAATTTTATCGATAGTGTAGATACAAGTAACCCTGTAATACACGGTTTTTTTGGTGAAAGATATAGTGAATGCGGATTAGATGATAAAAAATCGATTAAATTATATACCTTAATCAACGCTGAAGTATCTGCTAATCAGATTGAGGATATCACCTTTAATATTAAAAAATTTAGAGAGTTTTGTAGAAAATGAAATGGATTACACTTTACTCACAAACTGGTAATGAAATATACAACCTCGCTGTTAAACTCAACAGACAACCAGACCTTATATTAACTAATAACCCAACTACACCTTTATCCGGTAGTAACTTTTACAAACACGCAGAATTAGAACATATTTTAGCAAATGCAGTGTCTGATAATATAATCATCACCTTACATGGATACTTACGTATACTCTCCCCGAGCTTATGTGATTTACCCTGTATTATACTTAATGGTCACCCTGCACCAATTCATCTATACCCAGAGTTAAAAGGTAAGGATATGCAAGAACAACTTTTCCTTCAAAAAGAAAAGTATAAGTTAATTGGTACTGTTATTCATAAAGTAATTGCAGAGCTTGATAGCGGTGATATTATTGCTTATAATAGTGAACCTAATAATCTACAATCGGTTGAGGAGTCGTATATTAAACTAAAACAAATGTCTCTTGATCTCTGGTATAACACTCTTAAGGAAATGCTATGAGGATTGGTATTTGCGGTGCACAAAGTACAGGTAAAACGACTCTATTAAATGAGTTGATGAATCAAGAGTTTTTTTTTAATTATAAGTTTTGTGTTGAATCCACCAGAGAAATTTACCGTCTAGGGTTGAATATTAATGAACGAGGAGATGATATTACTCAAAAAATGATTATGCAGCATCATTTTTTTAATCTTATAATGTATGAAAATATGATTGCTGATCGTACAACATTTGATTGTTATACATACACCAGGTATTTAAATGAGATTGGACAAGTATCAGATGATATGTTACAATTAATCGAACAAGCTTTATTAAAGTCTAAAAAGTTATATGATATGATATTCTACATTAGACCTGAGTTTGATATTGTTGATGATGGTGTAAGATCTATAGATGTAAATTTTCGAGACCGTATTAGTCAAATTTTTGAAAATACATTATATATACATGCTCCGGAGCAACTAGTAGTAGTTTCTGGTGATATTCAAACACGCGTTAAACAAGTTTTAGACACCCTAAAAGGAATCAATTAAATGGTCGCTTCTATTAATGATATTGCAAGTAAACACTTAGGTAAAGCGGGTGATGGTTCTATTGTTAAGCCGTATATAACCCCTAGTGTTATTGATAGTACTCTACTAGTAGCAGTTCCACGATATCTTAATCGTGGTGATTATAGTATCGATGAAAACAACTTACCTTTTATAGGGGTTGATGTTTGGAATGCTTATGAAGTTTCAGCACTAACTACCAACGGTTTCCCTGTTACTGGTATTGCCAAAATTATTTATCCTTGCAATAGTTTAAGTATTGTTGAATCAAAGTCTCTTAAACTATATTTGAATTCGTTTAATATGCACCGATTAGGTAACACTAAGAGTGAAGTACGTAAAGCTATTATACAGCAAATTACTGACGATTTAAGTCAGCTTTTACAAACTAAAACAGAAGTTAACTTTTTTTCTAATGATGATATTGCTCCTATAGGTACTCCTATAGGTTTCAATACAACAGTGGAAAGTGAAGTTGATATTAGTAACATATTATTCGACAAATTTAATGAAGATCCTAATACCCTTGAGTATATACCGAACAATTATGGTAAATATCAGTTAAAATGTGGTTTATTACGCTCAAACTGTCGTATTACTAATCAACCAGATTGGGGTACACTATACATAGCTATTGAAAATAACATTGTTCCAAGTTATGAATCGTTAATACGCTATATAGTATCCATGCGCAAAGAAAATCACTTTCATGAGGAGATTCTAGAATGTGTTTTCAAGCGCTTGTATGATGCTCTACCTAGCGCTAAGATAGTAGTAGGTGCGCTATACACACGGCGCGGAGGTATTGATATTAATCCAATACGCTCCAATTCTATAGAAATGTTGAAATATTTTGATGAATATCTTAATATAAACAACATATCATTTAAAACTATCAATCAATAGGATCGTATATGAATATTAAACAAGCGCTAAGTCGATTACCTGAAACTGATAAAAAAGTTGTAGTGACTCATAGCGGTGGTATGGATAGTTCTACTGCTTTAATTTTAGCTGTCCAGAAATATGGAGCTGATAGGGTTATATCGGTTGGTTACGATTATGGTCAAAAACAAGTTATAGAATTACAGAAGGCTCAAGAACTATGTAATGTTCTTAATGTGCGACGTGAATTAATTAATCTAAAAGTGCTTGGTGATATTGTACGCGGTGTGAGTGCTAATATTGCTGGTACTAGTGTAGTTATGCCAACCATTAAAGATATTCTTGGTAACCCTCAACCTACCACTTACGTACCGTGGAGGAACGGAGTGTTGTTTATGCTTACAGCTTCTTTCGCTGAGGCTAACGGTGCTAGTCACATTATTTGTGGATTACAAGTTCATGATGAGTATTCATACTTTGATACAACACAGCGGTTTGTAGATGGTATCAATTACCTTTATAATCAGAATAGAAATTGGCCGTTGGTTCTTGTAGCTCCGTTTAGTGATCTCAGTAAATCACAAGAATTGAAACTATTACAAGAATGCAATAGTTTAGAATTACTTACAAACACATTAACGTGTTATAACCCGGATAGTGAAGGAAGTAGCTGCGGAAGATGTCCGAGCTGCGCTGAACGTATTAAAGCGTTTATGGATATAAACGTAGCGGACCCTATACCCTATTCAATAGAAATTCCTTGGAGATAATATGTGCTCGTTATTTGGTTCACTCGACCGTAATAAGTTTATTGAATTAGCTAAATTAAATGAATATAGAGGTACACACTCGCACTCAATATCCGTATTTGATTTCAACGAATTATATGTTCTTGAAAGGAATCTTGGATCATTTAAAATGACTGATATAGTTGGTAATTACTACTATATAGGACACTCTCAATCACCAACGACAAACTCAAAATCAACAGCTTCTATTCACCCGTCCTCAATTAATAATACTTTTCTATGGCATAATGGAATTATTAAAGACTATCAGGTAAGAGAGTGGCAAAAGATTCTCAATAAACAAGAGTCTTGGGATACTAGATTATTGCACTATATGATACTTAATAACACTTTAGAAGAGACTCTATCTAATACTGACGGTTCATTCGCATGCACATGGTGGGATAAAAAATCCTTGTATCTATTTAGGAATGAAAACAGCCCTTTATTTACTGATGGTTATAGTTACTCTTCTACAAAATTTAAAGGGAGCGAATCTATAAAATCTAATACCATATATGAATTAACTATCAACGGTATAAAAGAACTAAGTAGAGTATTTACAACTAAAAATGAATTTTATTGGAGTATTGAATGACAACTAATTTTGAACGTATTAAAGTGTGGTCTGATGAAAGATTGATTACACAACAAGCACCAGATCGTAACGGGTTTTTGGCTATGATAGTGGAAGAGCTTGGAGAGTTTCTAGAAGCAAAGTCTGATCATGGGCGAATTGACGCAATGGGTGATATTATTGTATTTTGTTATGGTGAGATGGTTAAGTATGGTTATCACGGGGATAAAGTCATGGATGAAATCATTAAAGAGATTAGTTCAAGAGTTGGTTCATATAATGAAGAAACTAAAAAATGGCAAAAAGATACATCGGATTCAGCAAAAGCTAACTGGTATCAAGCAGATTTTTCAAGATGTTTGATTTGATATATACATTGGAGATTTGATTTGATATATACATTCTATAAGCAGTGGGGTAATAGTATTTTTTATTCATATATTGGTGATAAAGGATTAACTCACCATACAAAAGTACAAGATTATAAACCTAAACTATTTATTAGAAGTGATGGTCCTAGTGAATATAAATCAATATTTGGCTATAACGTTAAATTGGTTGAGTTTGATGATATATCTACTGCCAAGAAGTTTTATGATCAGTATAGCAAGGTTGACGGCTTTGTATTAGAAGGAAACCTCAAATTTGCCAATCAGTTTAACATCGAATTAAATGAGGGCAAGGAACCAGATCATTCCTTATACAATATCAGAGGNTGNATNCTTGANATTGAGGTATCNGCTCCCGAATTCCCAGCACCTGAGCTTGCTGCCTATCCCATTGANGCTATTACTCTTTATGACACAATAAGTAAAACATTCACAGTCTATGGTTTGGGAGACTATAAACATAGTGTTAAAGAGTTACCTTCAACAGACGGNTTTAAAGTNATATACACTAAATGTGTTAACGAAATCCAACTGCTGGATTACATTATTAAATACTTTGAAACAAACTCATATCACTACGTAAGTGGGTGGAATAGCGGTACATTCGATATTCCTTATATCATCAATAGATTAAGATCACAATGTGGTGAAAAGCAGGCTAAGAAGTTATCCCCTTACGGAATGATAAACCAAAGAGATGTATTCAACGGATATAAAACTACAACTCAATATGAAATAGTAGGTCTACCTCACCTTGACTATATGCAACTGTATCAAAAGCACATATATATTCCACGCGAAAGTTATGGGCTAGGTTTTATCGCTAAAGAAGAGCTTGGTGATGATAAGATGTCGTATGAAGAAGAAGGTAGTTTATCATCTCTTTCTAAGAATAACTTTCAGAAGTATATAGCTTATAATATTAAAGATGTGGATATTATAAGACGATTAGATGATAAACTATCTCTGTTCAATTTAACTCTAACCATAGCTTACTACACACTATCTAACTACGAAGATACTCTAGGAACTGTTCGCTTATGGGAGCAGTTAATTGCTAAGGATCTATATTCAAGGGGTATTGCAGCATTGTGTACTAAGCAAAGCAGTTCACATAGAGAATACCCTGGAGGCTTTGTAGCAGA